AACAACCTCACATTTGTTGTTACCTTCTTTTAAAATTTGACCTATTTTTAAATCTTGAATTTTCATTTTGTTTTTGTTTTAATGATTAACTGATACAAATATACATATATAATTTATATATAAAATAGATATGTAAAGAAATTTCAAAAATATTTTTCCAACGCTCAAAAAGCAGGGTATAATGCTACCTATTATCGATCGAACCAAAAACACCGGATTTTTTGTAAAACTTTACGACGTTTATAATTGATATTCAGTCTATTATTTATTATATTTGGGTATGCATGAATTAATTGAGTTATCATGTAATTACTCTGAAATAACCTCTGTATCTATTACAGATAAAGACATTATTATAAAATTTAAATCTGGTTACTTTACTGGCTTAACTTATTTAGAACTGGAATGATAGAATTAACAGAAGAAATACAGGACGCATTTTACCTCGACCTCCTGAAGTATATCGAAATAGACCAAGAAGGAAATTTTATTGACAGTAACGACTCGCCTTATAAAGGTTTAACTATTTTGGAATCTATAAAGGTATTCATTAATAAAGAATAAGGCACAATAATTGCAACTATATACCTCTTTTTAACCAAAACACCGACAAAAATGAGGCTTACAATTTTACTATTACTACTATCATACCTTTCTTATTCTCAAATAACCTACACTAACGGAGACTTACAATACCAAGAAGTAATACAATACCCCGGTCAATCCAAAGAACAAGTATATAACTCCGTTAAAAAATGGATCAACGCAACATACAGCAACCCTAAAGAAGTTATTTCAAGTGATCTAAAAAACGAACAAATAAAAGGAACCGGAATAGGATTACATATAATTACATTTAACGCTTTATCTAAAATATCCCTTAAATATAATTTCCTAATAGAAATAAAAGAAGGGAAAGCTAGAGTAACCTACACCTCCCTACACGTATTAGATAGCCGTTATCCATTCAAAGCTTACACTTATAAAGGCAGTAAACAAAAGACTAGCAAAGCAGCTATAAGAATGACAGACGAAGCCAATTCTTACCTATCCTCTCTTACAAAGTCAATGACAGTACAACCAAATAACGAAAACTGGTAATTTGCGTAATTCATACACAATCGCTATATTTGTTTTGTGAAATACACAGACGTTCTAATATTTACCACTATTTCTACCCTAGTACTTCTGGTTATCCAGTCGGCTAGGGTTTCTCATTTCAAATGGAAGTATTATTTACTGAAAGCAGAAAAACAGGAATACAAGCAAGAATATTGCGAAGAGTACGGTAAACAAAGAGAACCTATTATTACCAACCCCGTGAAGGGTTCTAACTAAGATTCCAATAATGCCCGGAGGCAGACCCCCTAAATACAAAGAAGAATACGCCAAGCAAGCTTACAACTATAGTTTTCTTGGCGCTACAGATGCGCAATTAGCCACTTTCTTTGATGTAAGGGAGGAAACTATTAATAACTGGAAGAAAAAGTTCCCTGAGTTTTTACAGTCCCTAAAAAGGGGGAAACTTGAAGCAGATACTCAAATTACTAAATCACTTTTTCAAAGAGCTTTAGGATATAGTCACCAAGAAGTCAAACTGTTTTTTCATGAAGGGAACGTAATTGAACACGAAGTAACCAAACATTACGCACCGGACCCTACATCAATGATATTCTGGCTAAAGAATCGCCAACCAGAAATATGGAGGGATCGAATACAACAAAAAGTCGATACAAATGTTATTATCGACTTCAGCTCCTAGCATAAAAGTAAAAAAGCCAGAGCTTACTTTTTACCAAAAAGCTTTCTTAAACAGTTCGGCTCGATTTACAATTACCGAAGCTGGTACTAAAACTGGTAAGACATTTTCCCATATTTGGTGGTTATTCCATCAAGCTCATACTTATCAAGCTGCATCAGGCCGAAATTATTGGTGGGTAGCTCCTGTTTATGCGCAAGCCAAAATTGCTTACAACCGAATGTGGAGCAAGTTAGCTCCTACAGGAGTTTATAAGACAAACAAATCTGAACTTACTATTACAACTCCAATCGGTACAGTTGTTCACTTCAAAACTGCTAAAGACCCAGATAACCTTTATGGTGAAGACGTTTACTCCGCTGTATTTGATGAGTTCACTCGCGCAAAAGAGGAAGCTTGGCACGCATTAAGATCAACGTTAACGGCAACAAAAGCGCCATGTAAGTTTATAGGAAACTTCAAAGGAAAAGCTAATTGGGGTCATCAACTGAGTTTAAAAGCTAAAGACGACCCTAACTATGAATACTTTAGAATAACAGCTTGGGACGCAGTTAAGGCAGGCGTACTAGAAGAAGAAGAAATACTTCAAGCTCAGAAAGATTTACCACTATTCCTTTTTAAAGCTCTTTATCTAGCTGAAGGTGATGTAGACGAAGCTCGACTCATAAGCGATGAAGCTATCGAGGGGCTTTTTGTAAATACCCATTTAAAAGCAAGCGAAGACAAACGTAAATTTATCACAGCCGATATTGCTATGCATGGCTCTGATAAGTTTGTAGTTGCGGTGTGGGAAGGCTTTAAAATCATAGAATTTAAAGTATTTGATAAATGCGACGGTAAGCAGGTGGAGCAGATCATAAAAAAGTTAATGGATAAGCATCAAATACCTATGCGTAGAGTTGCTTACGATGCTGACGGCCTTGGTAGTTATCTAAAAGGATATTTAAAAGGAGCTAAAGCGTTCAATAACGGTGGTAAACCTATAAAGGTTAAAGGACGTCAAGAGGAATATGGAAAGCTTAAAGACCAGTGTTACTTTCGTATGGCTGAAAGGGTTAACGATGGCGGTATTATGTTTGATTGTAATATTGATAAGTATAAAACTGAGATATGGGAGGACATGGAAATGGTTGCAAACCGATCATGGGGCACTGACGATAAGCTGAAAGTTCTTAAAAAAGAGGATATTCGAGAGTATATTGGCCGCTCCCCTGACTACTCTGACGTAATTATGATGAGGGAATATTTCGAACTCAACTCCTTTAAACGAGTTGTATAATTCGAGATTTTGTGGTATATTTGTGTACGAAATACACAAAAAATTTTCGTATGGCTAAGAAACAAAGGGAAATTGACGAATTACACAACGCCTATTCTGTTTCCCAAGAGAAAAAAAAGGATTTTACACAAAAAGAACTTGTTCGGATTGCAGAGTATTACAACCTTCCAACTCAAGAAAACGACTCTAAAGATCAGTTAATTGTTTTGATTGACTCAAACGAACAACCTTCAGGAGACCCGGTTGAACGTTTAAGAAATCTTTGCGAAGACTTTAAGTCTGATTTAGAGCAAATCCGAAAGGATCACCCAAACCACTTTTTACGCATTAACAAAATCTCTCAGACTACTAATAGATGGCATTTATCGTTGAAATAAATGGCGTTAATTATTTCGCTCCTGAATCTCGTGAAGATGTAACGCTTCAGGACGCTATCGATATGGAGAAATTTATAGACGATTATATGCCGCCTGGCTTAAAAACGTTTTACTTTTCTGCCGAAAGCGAAAAAAAGGAACTAGCATTGAAAGATTTATCGGAGCAAAAAGTAATGCGATACTTTAGGGAGTTTCTAATTAAGTTTATGAAGCTACCTAGGGATATATCTAACATGGTTCCCGTTGCTGGCGATTGGTCTATGCAAAACCTGCACGATTTATTTTTAAAGGTAATTGTGTGGCCTAAAGACGAAGAAGTTGAAGCCACTAATATTATTATCGGAACAGATGGAGATACTTATTATCATCATCCAGACCAGATAAACGCCATTGGAGATACTACACCCTTCAAGGATTTAACCTATGGAGAATGGGAAGCGGCCCAAACAATAAGAAGCAGCTTCCAAAAGCTCAAAAAAGGCCATTTATCCGCACTGCCTTACATGTTTGGCGTAATGTTTCGAAAGAAAACATCGAGCTTATTAGGTGGCGAGCCTATATATGAAAAGTACAACCCTGATTTTTTAGATAAAAGGGCTAAAATGTTTTCCGGCATTTCCTTACAAAAAGCTCTAAACGCATACTTTTTTTTTGCGAAAGAGAAAACACAATCTTTACAAACTATGCAACAGTTTTTAAAGGAAGCGGAAGCGGAAGGGCTTCTGGATTGGAGTGGGTTGGATTTAAAATCAGTATTGCAGAAGACAAAGTATTCACCAGAGGAGGACTTAACGCTATAGAAAGCGTGGAGCAAACAAAATTACATGATGTAATGCTTTACGCGCTAAAAAAGAAGCTAGATAGTAATGATTGACGACGTTATACAGGAATTCAGATTAGTTGCTAATGCTCATTCGAATATTAACGACTTTACTTTTAATGAATTTTCTGCCGTTGATTGGGAAGATAGGTCCAAAGGTTATCCGGTTTTATTGGTTCAGGCTCAAGGTGTGCCGTGGACATCTTCGGAGTTGAACGCTAGTTTTTTAGCTCGAAAGAAATGCTATCAAATTGATCTTTTCCTCCATGACACCTACCACGAGGCAGAAAAAGCTACTACAGCACGTGAGATTAAAATGGGAGAAGTTGAACTGTATTTAGATCAATTTTTAGCTGAGTTAGCAAATAGAGCAGAAAGCGGAGTATCACCGGGCTACATAAAGTCAACCGAAGGAACTCAAGGAATGCTTTCATACGATACCCACGCTAACAAATTAGTAACCGCGACAGCAAAATTTAAATACATCATTGATACAAATTGCGACGCAGGAATATTTAACTACTAATGTTCGGAGTACTTCAATCAGATATGATTCAGTTAGGGAGCCTTTTTACGAGGCTTTTAGCTGATGAATTAAGAAAGCAAGGGAAAGTTGCTAGTGGCAGAATGATCCAGTCCATTAGGCCAAAAGTAAATATTAACGCAACAAACATTGAACTTGCCGTTTTTATGACTGATTACACGAAATACGTGGCTTCAGGAAGAAAACCAAGAACTAGAAAAGTACCGATAGCAGCATTGACTCAATGGGTAATAGACAAGTCTATTGCCTCAAACGACATAGAAGCCAGAAATATAGCCTTTGCTATTCAGAGGAAAATTTTTATGAGTGGAATAAAACCGACAGATTTTGTATCAATGGTTTTTGAAGCTACAAAAAAAGAGGCTGAGGAAGAAATTGGAAACGGAGTATTCAAAGATGTAGAACAAGAAGTTGATGGAATAATAGCTCAATTCGATGGCGATAACTAACATAGTAAACCCTGACGACATAGTAGCAGCCTACAGGCCAGAGCGTGTTGAGTTCTCGTGTAGGTCTACAAACTTTTTACAGATAGTCCGAGTACTTGCGGACGTTTATGTAGATGGTGTTTTTTATCGAACCATTGCTAAAGACCCAGACTTGGGTACTAATGTAGATTTTACTTTCGACGTCTCGGCGGTTGTTATTGATCGATTTACTAAGGATATTACATTTAGTTCAGTAGCTAATTCAATTGAAGACAGCCCAAATACTTCCTACTCTGTTTTTCTTCGTTTCTACGAGGTTTTAGAGGTTGCAGGGGTATTAACTACAACATGGGCTGAAGACGGAGCAGGAACGGGAGGTGTTGATACCGGAACCGTTAGCGTTACATCTTCTACGCGACAAGTTTATGAGGATCAAGGATTAGACGATTACTCAAACGACGGGATTTCTAGCAGCTATCTAACCAACAAACCAATTAAAACCTTTGAATTATCCCTTACAGATACAGTTCAACTTGATTTCCTTACTAACGAAACTAACGTAGACGCTTCAATTACTTATTTTGATGAGAATGGAGTTGTAATATCTACTGATACGCCTTCTGGGGTGTTAACAAATAACAAGGGCAGAGTAGTTTTAAGCGGCCCTAGTATGCCTACCAATACTCGGATGGTTAGAATAAATCTCGTTAACAATCTCTTGCAACCTCTGGTGGCCTTATTAGAAATAACTGTATTTCCAACATGCCAAGATTATAAGCTTATTTACTGGGAAAACCTTTTAGGTGGTATAGATTGGCACTACTTTAAAGCAAGAGGAACAAAATCAAATGTTGCCGAATCAGAGGAGTACCGAAAACCTTTAGTGCCGGGATTTACCCCAGAAGATAGAGGCTTGACGAACTTACGCACAGAATCCTTTGGTACTAGAACATACTTTTCACAAGCTCAATCGAGAGAAGACCTTTCTTGGCTTCAAGAGATAGGTATTAACAAGCGCCAATGTTATACAATAGAAAACGGCGTTGTCATTCCGCTTACTGTAACAGAACATAAAGAGCTTTACGAAGATAACTTTAAACACCCGTTTAGCTTTCAATTCACTGCAAGACTAGCTAATAACTTTTATTCTCAGCATGGGTAGCGTATCAATTGAAATACGGGATCGAGCGAATAATATATTTGGGGTCGTTGATATTGGAGAATCGACGGAGTCACCATTTACTGTAAAAAAAGCTATTTCCGACTTACAAGATATTAGTAAGCGTGGCGGCTCTTTTAGCTATAATTTCAAGATTCCGGGTAATGAAAGGAATAACATTCTGTTTGAGCGAATGTTTGACGCGAATATTGTCAATCAAAATAACATTCTCGCCGACCATGACGCTATTATATTTGATGATGGTTTACAGGTTGAGACAGGAAAACTTAGAATTGAAAAAACAAATCTAAAGGGTGACTACGATGACAAACTACCTGAATACGAAATAAAATTTTATGGCAGCAATTCAGCATGGAAAGTATTATTAGATGATACTGTTACTTCCGATTTACCATGGGACACTGGGGTAGTACCATACACACCCGCAACAGTTAAAAACTCATGGAGTAATACGTTTAATGATGAATATGTTTTTTCCCTGATTAATCGAGGGCAAAAGAAACTACAAGACTCTGTACATACTGAAGACTTTCTACCGGATTTGTTTTGGTCTAAATGGTTAGAGAAGTGTATGCAATTTGCAGGTTTTAGCTTTGAATCTGATTTATTTACAAATCAATCATTAAGCACGGCAATAACGTCTCATTTTGGTAAAAACTTTAGGATTCTCCAAAAAACGCTTGATGAAAATTTCGTAAGAACAAGATTAAACCAAACAATTACACAGTCTTACAGCATCTTAGCGGGAACCTCAGAAAGCAAAGAAATTAATTGTACAGGAATACTTTTGTGTGATAATTGGGATGATACATACGCCGACGGTAGCGACCAATCTAATAACATGGATTTAAGAAACTGGACCGCTCCTTTTAATTGTTTGGTTGAGTTTACTTTTATTTCTGAAATTACCGTTGTTAGGACATCAGGCACACCTAATGGAATTTCCCGCGGTCGAATGGTATTAAGGGTAGAAAGGTTTGGAGGCGGTACAGAATTTATACCATTTCTACAGGATGCTTGGGCAGGAGCAACAACAACACCTTTAACAGCAACCGGACCGTTTAAATCTGGTGAGATTTTAGTTAATGAGTTTGACCGTGTATATATTGAGCATGAAGTTGACGGCACTAACATTCTCGGAAACGTAAACATCGATGTAACGTTTAACTTTCCAGAAACAGTATTAGAAGTTGATATAAGCCCAAAGATTGTAGAAGGTTACGAGTTCGACTTTAAATCTATTCTAGACGATGAAGTACCTGTTATTGATATTATTTCAGATTTAACAAAAGCATTTAACCTCTACTGGTGGACTGACAACGACATAAAAAGGGTTTATTGTGAAACTAGGGATGATTTTTACGATCAAAACGTTAATGCTGTTGACTTAACCGAAAGAGTTGATAAGTCTAAGGAAATGGTAATAACACCAAACCCTAGGCTATTCACTCAAGAACTAACGTATTCTTACTCGGAGGATTCAGAAGATGAACCACTAATAAACCTTAACAAGCAAAATGAATACTCCCACGGAGCCTATCACCACAAGTTCAATGAAAACTTCACACCGGGGAACAAAGAAGTTAAGCTCGAAACTATATCAGCAACAATTGAGGCTGTCGATTTTTACGCTAACGACAACACGAATCCTTCACCCATATTAGCTAAGATGTGGCAAAAGGATTCCGTTAACCCTCCATTAGTAAACCAAGATTTTAAACCTAGAATTTTAAGTTATCGATTTGGATCGCAAGTAGACACTTCGGGACTACTCAGGACGTTTAGGTTTTACGATGAATTAACGGATAGAACAAATATACCTTACTCGTTACCGCGACAAATCATATCAGGAGCGACCATTCAAGCTCCAACTGATGAAAATTATTGGTTTTCTTCAACTCAAAATCAAGAGGGTTTGGTCCCTAAGTACTACGGGGACACTATGCGAACCATTGAAGACGGCCAAAGATTGGTTTTAAATCTGCAAACCGATACGACCGACTACAAATATTTAGACTTTAGAACTCCTGTATATTTCAAAGAACCTAGCGAAATTGAGGGATATTGGATAATAGAATCATGCTTAGGCTTTAAAATCGGAACAAATGGTTCGTATAAATGGCAGTTACTTAGAAAGAAGCGATTAAGCTCCTTTAGGGAAATAGACCAAATTCCTAATGAGCAAATAATCAATATTCCTAGAGCTGCTTTTATTCAGGGCAATGAAGATTCGCCAAACTTAGGGAATAGGGATACCCCTTCTTTTGTTTTGTCGAATGGTTCCAGAAACTCAGCGTTAAAAGGTTCGCAGTCATTTGTTGCGGGTTATGAGTTAAAGTCTGAAGGGGATAAGCAAATTATAACAGGAAGGTACAACGAGCCAAATTCGACTGACTCATGGCAATTAGGAAACGGAGAAAGCGAAGATTCTCGAAACAACGCTGTTTCCTTGGCTGGAAATACCCTAACAACAAAGGGTGTAGAAGTAATAAAATACACAGACAAAATTGAGGGAGGAGTTGACGAGGTACAAAATCCTTTTGGACCATTCCTAACAAATCAAACTAATAGAATAGTAGGAGGGGTAGACCAAGTTCAAGGTTTAGGTTCGTCTTCTCCTGTAAACAGAATTATTGCACCAATAGACTCGGTATGACTTTAATCGCATCACAGGCTCGTATGAGTCAAAAAAGACTAACAACTCCGGGAGACGTGCCAACGGTAGCGCCTTCAAACGACCACACAGATGGGAGTTGGACATATTTGGACATTTATCCAGGTGAGTTATGTTATAATGAAGCCGACGGAATTCTTTACACAAGCGACGGTTCTGTTATTCAAACATTAATTAATGCCGCCCCTGTTTTTGGTTCTGATTACTTTTACGAACAAGACTTATCAGTTTCAAGTAATGGAACAACTACTTTCCAGAATAAACTAACGTTATCAATACCAACAAATACA